CAAATGGAGTATTTAGATCTAAACCATAAACTGAAGCAGATACAGTTTTATCAAATGTTGATAAACCATTATCAAAAGAAAAATCAATTGATTTTATTGGAAAACCAGCATCATAATTTATTCCAGTTGATGGTATAAAAGCCATATATTGAATTACACTAAAATTAATTTCTTATTTTTATCGTAAGCGTAAAAATCAATTGAATATTGAGGAGAAAATGAAGATTGTGATAAACTAATTTCTCCTAAAAAGACTTCTATAAATTTAGCATTATTTTTATCTATTGTGAATGTTAAAGTTTTACCATCTTTAGTTATAATACACTTCAAACCATAAACATTCAAACTAGCTGCTATTTTAGAATTTTTATAAATAGAAACAAAATCAATTTTTAATTCTTTATATTTATATTGCGAATAATTAGAAATTAATGTTTCACTCTCAATCGGAAAAAAATAATCATAAACTTTATTTGTTGATTTTGCATAATTAATAGATCTATCAAAAAGATATTTTAAATTAAAGAAAGACTCTATTTCGGAATCTGTAAACGCTGCCGATATATAATTATCAGATGAAAATATAATTTCTTTTTTATCGTTTTGGAAAGAATCTATATATTGATCTTTTTCTACATAATCAAATTTTTGTTTTGAATATTTTAATGCTGAGATTGAATAATCATTTACAGAATTTTCTGATATGCTTATTATTCTATATAAATCTCCATCATCAGTATAATTTTTCAAATATATAGTAAAAGAAGCGCCTGATCTTAAATAAGCAAAATTACCATATTCATAATCAGGATATGCAGAAAAATTAATATTATTGATAGAAGCATATGGCGTATTAAACGCAGCAACTGTATATAACGGATCACCAATATTTCTAGAACTAGAAGATAATAAAGTATTATTTATATAATAAAGAATGTTTTTTCCATCAAAAATAATCTTTAAAAGATCTGTTTTTTTGATGTTAGATGCTACAGCACTACCATATGATCCATTGTTTATTATATATAAATCTCCATTAGCAACATAAAATCCATATTGTATATCTGTTTGATCTATTGTTGGATTATTGATTTCACTTAATCCACACACTAAATAAGTCGCAGGATAAACTACATTAAAAGAGATTTGGCAATTATCTGTATAACTTTGTTTAGAAAAACATTTTCTTATCCAAGAAGAACCTCCATCATTATCGCCAGAAATTGTTCTATTATTGTCTGAAACAATAACTTTTTGTACTATATTCCATGAAACATAAGCTTTATCAGTTAATTTTAGTCTTAAATTAGCATTATCAACAGATTCTACAAAAAATGTTAATTCATTTAATCCATTATTAATCAAACAAAAAAGTTTAACTAATTTTCCTAAAGAATCTTCAGGAACTTCTCTATCTATATAAATATAATTATTATCAACATCTATAGATGTAATTTTACCATATATCAAATTACTATTTTTCAAAGCATCGCTTATTCTTATCACATCACTTATTTTCAACATCGATATCTCAACACCTCCTGAGAAACTTACGGTTTCGGACTCTAACTTTTGAGTTGCTAAAAACCATTTTCCTAATCTATATGCTTGATATTTGGACGTAACACCAAAACCTAAAATTTCTGTTTCTACAATTCCTAATTTTTCAATTAATTCTGGATCTTCCACATATACAATTTTATCTTTAAAATTATCATTTTTATCAGAATAAGAAACTTTTGCTACCGAGTAAGAACTATTTAATTGCGATGAAGTGTAAGTAAAAAGTCCATCTTTAACATTTGCATTATTAAAAACATACGTTGTATTTTTTGGAACATCGCTAGTTAAATTTAAAAATCCATTATTAAAATAAAAAATCCCTCTAAAAATAGAACTTAAATCGGATAAAATTTTTAATCCTTCAGATTCATTATTTATTATTAAGTTTGCAGAAAATCTAGGCTCTAAAAATTCATCAAATGATTCGTGTTTTGCAACGCATTTTCCTGAAGCTACTTTTAAAGTAGTATCAAATATTTCTTTCGAAGAAAAATCTATAGAAACTTGTTGATCTTTTGAAACGGCATTAGATATATAAATTGTATTAGATGATATATATGAAACAGCATATGTTTTAATATAATTTTCTATATTTAAATTAGATGGATCGTTTGAAAGATAAGTTTTTAATTTTTCAAAGAAAATTCCACTTCTATCTGATTCTATAAATCTTCTTGGTCCAAAATCATTTATTAATGTTATAGCTGCAACTGTACCGCTTGTTGCAACAGTAAGAATTACTTTCTTGACATTTAAATCAATATCTTGTTTATTCGTATCTTTAAGATCGTATAAATAAAGAATACCTCCAATAGGATATCTTAATAATAATTGCTGCAAAGTTTCAGTTGTATTAATAAAAACTGTATTAAAAAACTGATCACCAAATTTCAAATTATAAACATATGAAAAATCCTGAGCAGAATATTTAGTTGCGCAATTAGTTTTTAAAAGCTCGTCGCAATATTTAGATATTTTTAAAAGCTCCCATTTATTTATATCATTTTGCGAAATGAACGATCTAGCCAAACCATATCTACTGTTTGTACATAAATCATAAAAAATCCAAGCTGGATTATCAGTCCATCTTAACGTTTTACTAAAATTTCCAGACCAATCTCCAACATATTCTCTAGCCTCTGAATCGTAATTATCAGGAACTAAAACTTTTAATAATTTAGCATCAAAACTTCTTACAGGAATTGAAGAAAAATGTTTTGAACTAACCTGTGTTTTACAATAAGCAGAAAAAGGATAAGAAAAATTATATCCTAAATATTCTATTACGCTATTAACTGAAAAATTTCTAACTAAAATACCTCCCGTATCAAGAGCTGGAATTCTATTAGATATACTATAAACATTCACAATAAATTCTGGATTTGTTAATCCAAATTTATCTTCTTCTGTTATTGAAATATTAAAAGATATAAAAGAAGCATTTTGCTTTGAAAAATATCTACCAGAGAAAAGCAAATAAACTGACTCTTGTTTAAAAGAATTTTTTACAGAAACTATAAAACTTATAGGAGCAGTTTGATTTTCCCCTTTCTTGTCAACATAAAATAATTCATCAATACTTATTATTACTTTTATACTACTTGTATATTTATTTTTTACATAATGCGAAAAAACTCTTGCTGTATTTTCTAATTCTATATAACGTAAATAAGTTTCATTTAAAGTACTATTAGTCCAAGACTTTAAATTATTTGTCAAATCTGTTTCCCACAATGTAAAACCAAAAGAGTCTAAATCGTAAATCTTAGTTTTATATTCATATATACTACTTGATTGAGTATTTAAAAACGGATTCTCAGAACCAAAATTAAGAGAACCATTACTTGAGCTAATATTATATCTTTTTGATTTTAAATCTCTTATTGGAATATCATTAAAATAAACACCATAAGATAAACTTGAATTATTAGTGGTTGTATCTGTAGTTGTTAAATCAACATAATTTAAAGTATTTCCAAAAGAGTCTGTTAAACCTTCAATTGGACCTTCGCTTATTAAATCTATAGATTCATAATATGTTTCCGAATCAATTGGTCTTGGAACTCGACTACCACCAGCAACATTAAACGTAAAAGGTTGTTCACCAGCAAAAATATTAGAATCTGACGATAAAGATATATTCATCCTTGTCCTAGTTGATTATTTATAAGTAAGTTATTCGAAATTACAATAGAACCTATTTTTACCCGACCATAACCTAACGGAATCGGCACATTTCTTTTTGTCACGTTTTCATAACCTGAAAACAATCTAGAATTAGTTTTTACATCAACTGGTGATTTTGGAGTCATAATTTTACTTATCAATAGTTGTATACCTATAGAAACCACCAACATCAGTAAAAAAGCGGTTATACCGAAGTCGCTTCCTATCAATAAAGGAACTACCTCAACAACAGAATCTTTTTTTAAAATAGGAGAATCTAAATATTCTGGAGGTGTTATTTTTCCATCTACATATATTATAAAATTAGATATATATGATTCTAAATGACCTAAAGTTTTAACTAAAGATCCAGTATTAGCTTCTATAGCATCAAATATTTCACTAACACTAGAAACATTAAGTTGCCAATCTAATTTCAAATAATTTTCAAAAATACCATGTAATTTTACTGAAACCATATAATATATTATTTACACTTCATTTCAGACCAAATTTTAGTTTTTTTACAGAGAAGAAGCATATTTAAATTATGAAATTTTTGACAATACTTGTCCTGCTCTGAAAAAATAGAGGTACCATCATGGCTATGGAATAAATATTCAATAATATATTCTTTTTTAATTTGTAAAAAATCAACTGGAGATATTAAAAAATGACTTTCTTTTAAAGGATGTCTATTTTTAACTTTAATGAAATCAAAATTATTATTTTTATCTTTTACCACAAATCCACAAACTTCTCCCTGTTCGTTTTCACATATATTTATAATTTTTTGTTTTAATACTTCATTTATCATTTTGATAAGGAAAAGTAGCTGGAAAACCACCAAAAGGTAATGCTGTATTATTATTAACAATATTATTTTGAACAACATAATCTTGAAATCTTAATAAACAACCTGTTAAAGTTTTAGAGCATTTATCTTGTTTCCACACGTTTGAATTTTTTTCAGGAAATTTATTAGAAATATTATCTTCAATACACACAAAAAAAGTTTTAGGTTTATTAGTAAAATTCATTTCTGATTCATTTTCAACTGCGCTTACAGATGAAAAATAATTAACATAAACAAAGTCACCTTTATTATAAACTACATTTGGCGACCACTCTCCTTTAAAATTTAATTTATCTAAATTATAAGAATTATTTCTAAGATTAGGTTTATAATTTGCTAAAAATGTTTTATTGTTTTCATCAGCTATAGGTAAACCTGGATCAGCAGATGAAGAATTGCCTCCCCATTCTATATTTTTAAAATATGTGCTACTAGGCGCTAGATTCGATGTGGTTGAAGATGTTCCTATTTTACATGATATTAAAGGTCCAGCATAATCTGGTTTATTTCCATAATTACATCCATAGCATCTATAATTCCAAGAACATGTATCATTAGTTATTTTTCTTAAAGGTAGAGATAAATTTTCTAAATCAACCTTTGTTACTAATTCTAGCTCGACATTATTTTTATTTTCTGATTTCTTTAAATTGATAATGAATTTATCATTAGAAATATAAGTATTAAAATTTGAAACTCCGAATGGATTAATTCCATCCTTGAAATTAACAAGATCTAAATCTTTAGCAAAAATTCTTTTTCTATAAAAATTTTTGCCAATTAAATCTTTTCTATCTCTTAATACTTTTGATATATAATTATTAATATTAGAAATTTTAAAAGAAGGTCTATTTTGTCTGCCTTCTGATGTTACTTCAACATTTGAAAATTCACACGGCATGAATAAATACTCGTTTCCTTGAAAAATTAAATTAGCATCAAAATTTTTACAACCGTGCAGCCTTAAATAACCTTCATTAGGTTGCAATTCTAATTCAAATAAATCAATAATTAAATAATTGTTTAATTTAAATAAAATATTCATTAATTTGATCTTCCTGTTAAATTAAAAACGTTTGGTAATCTTATTCTATTAGATTTTATATTTAAATCCGAAGATGAACCTGTAAATAATTTGAAATATTCTTTTATTAAATTTGTATGCAACGAATTTAATTCAGATGAACCTAAATTTCTATTATAAAATATTATATCAAAATAACTCATAGATTCTTTATTTCCTCCAACAACATCGTCACACTTTGAAATTAATTTTAAAGTTGAGTTCGAAAGATTTCTGATTATATGATTATTAGCATCTGCAATAAAATTATTTAAATCATATGAAATAACATATATTCCATTAACAAAAATAGTCATTGTAGAACCAGTTCTTCTTATATTCATTATCATTGGATAATAATCAGTTGCATTCAATAAGCTTCTAGAAATTTGAATTGGATTATTTAATAAATATGTATAATTGTTTAATGCATTATTTTGAGCGACATTAGTGGCCGATGCTAAATTAGGATTTATTTGTACTATCATTTTCCATAGTTCATATCTAGGATTTGGTGCATAATCCGAGTTTTCATTGACTCTATTTAAAACTTTTCCATTAACTAAAGGATTTATAAAAAATTGAAACATATTTGGTTCTTTTGGATAATATAAAAGATCAGGAGCTAATAAAACTGAAGGAATTGATTGTCCAGGATTAGTAAAAGGAGTTTTAATTCCTGGAAAATTATTTATTAAAATTTGATCCTCAGTAATATTATTTGGATTTGAATTATCGAACCAATCTAAAATTTTGAATTTTGAATAATTGTATTGGTTTACTCCAGCTAATTTATTTGATACTATATATTTAGAATCTGCTTCTATTTTTACTGGTCTATACGCAACAACTAAAAACAAATCAAAGTTCTGACAATTTTGAGTCGATAGACTAGTAATAGATGAAAAATTACACTGCAAATATTCACTACTTGATAAAGTAATACTATTTTTACCTACAAATGAATATAAAGAATTATTAAAAATACTAGCATCTGTACTACCGGCTAAAGTAGCCACACTTGTTGTATTAGTCCAATTTGTAGAACTTATTCCATTATTCGCAAACCTAAAAACAAAATCAGATGGTAAATTATCATTGTCAAAATTAAAACTAACTTTACTTTCTGTAAACGAATCCACTATCTTACCAGCTACAGTATAATTATTTGGAATTTGCTTTATAGGACGATACCAAAAAGTAGACAAAAAACCTGCTGCGGCTTTTAGTGTAAAATTCTCATAACCTGTTATATATTGAGCATAAGCAATATTGTTTCCAATTATTTTATCCCATTTAAAATCAGTATAAACGCTTGGTTTAAAATATGGAACTTTATATGAACTATTATCTTCTCCATAAATAGATGGATAAGAAGAATATTTTCCAGCGGAAGTACTTGCAATATTTGTTTTTATTCCATTAGAATCTAATGTAGTAACAGATTGATATAAATCTAAGGAAGTTATTCCATTTGATAATAAATTTTCATTGCCACCTAATGAAAAATATGTTTTAAAATATGTTTTATTTTTATCATTACCATATCCCACAAAAGTTCTTGCATCAGCTGCTCCTCCAAAATTATCTACAAAGCCTATACTCGCATCAGTTCCAGCACCACCCGCAACAATTGTAGAATTATATTTAGAAAATATATTATAATTTATATCTTTACGATCTTCCGATTCTACATTAGTAATAACTTTAAAATTAAAAATACTACCTCCATTTGCGGCTGGCGTACAAGTAGTTGAACTTGCGTACTTACTCAAAGTATTATTTACATATTCTTCAGGATCATTATATTTATCGTTTTGACTTGTAGGATCAAAAATACCATCAATATCTCCACCTTTTCCAAATTTTCCATATATTTTAGTTGTTTCATGCAAATATAAATTTATATTAGTACTAGGATCTCCAGTGAAATTAAGAAAAGTTCCTTCTAAATTTAACGGATATGAAGTTTGAGAGCCTCCAAAAAGAGATGTATCAGATTGAAAATAAACATTGATTTCTGATTTATATTTAAGATTATTACTACCATTATTATTTTCTACTATAGTATTATATAAATTATAATTCAGCGCTTGAAGCGATTCAGGAAGATAAACATCTAAACTTTTTTTAGCAAATCTTATGTCTAATTTATGACTTATGTTACCAGTAGCTATCTGTTCAGAAACAGGCTGGTTATAAGCGTCTATTCCTGTAGCAAAAACTGATTCACCAGTTACTCCATTGTCAACTATGCTATATATACGAGCATAATAAGCTGTATTTAAT